CATTGAGATGCAGATCCATTGATCTTTTCGTTCGCCATCCCTATTCCTATTCCTTCCGATCAGGCCGTCCCATGTTCTACACTCTCTGGAACATCCCCAAGATCGAGGCAGCTTTCCGTAGGTATTTTAGGGATGTAGAAACTTATAGGAACTTATAGCGAGTTTTTGGTATAACCGTGTATAAGTGGGTATAAATGAGAGACGAGATCAGAGACCTAGACATATTCAACCAAGAAGAAATCGACACCTATCTCCTCATTACTAAGCTCATATCCGAATCAGATCATATTGATATTATTTACGATGCTTGCTGCACTGCCTTGAAAAATCATTACTGGGAAGTTGCTTCTCGTCTCTTCCACGAGCGTATAGGTGTAAGAGAAAGCAAGGGGAAAAAGTAAATTTCCGATTTTCCGATTTCCTAGGGTTTTAGGAAAATCGGAAAACGGAAAAGGCACACAAAAGTTATAGAAAGTATAACAAATGGACAGACGTAAAACCGCAGGTGAACTCTCCCTCAAAGCCAAGTCTGACACCACCCGTTACGATCCCCTAGAGATAGGAGTAGCCCTAACCGATGACATCTGCGAACAACTCCAAATATGTGCCAAACGTCATTACCACATATTCGATGAAGATGAATATTGCCTCGTGTTGGTCATTGCCTCCGACCCTCTTATCGCTGGTGTTAGGAGGCACAAATACTATGCTTACCCATATCTCCCTTCTCCCCGTCCAGAGCAGTCTGTATTCCTCTACAATAAGCTTAATGGCAACTGCAAACGCCTGTGGTCTCTCCCCAATGCTAAGGTAATGGCTATCATCTCTGAGATGCCCTATGTGGATAAGAGATGGACACTAACCAAATTCTGGAGTGATTCTTTCTTCAATGGGACATTCTGGCAAGAAATTAGAGACCAACACAAGATTTCCATGCTCTCTGAGATTGAATACCTAAATGCAAATCGTTCCGAACTCATCAAGGCGGGATGCAATGAGGTCAAAGGTGACCTTCCCGATACCCCTTACTTCCCTGAAGTCTCTGTAAAGAAGGTCGTAGATAAGTATGAACCCATCCTTGATTAATGCCTTCTCTACCTTCTTCGGAAGACAAAGACACTCTATCGGAACATTTGCTCCTAAGCAATTTACAACATTCCGGTAATGGTTTAAGTTTTTCTGTAGTTCTTCCTTATCTAAAATAACCGAATCATCAGGAGTTTCTTTCATATGACAATACAACCAGAAGCTAAACAGCAAGAGACAAAAGTAGCAGAAATACCTGCTGCAACACAACCGAAAACAATTCCAGAGGCAACTCCCTCTGCACAGCCTGAAGAAACAACAGAGCAGATCAATTGGAGGAAGTTCCGTCAAGTCCGCGAGAAGGAGCGCAAAGAAAAGGAAGAATCGGATCGGAGAGCTTCGGAGAAGGAAGCAGAGGCGAAGGCTCTGAAGGATGCTATGGAGGCTCTACTTTCCAAGCCACAGCCCGCTCAATCGTCAGAAGACATTGGAGAGACAGAAGAGCAGCGTATTGATAAACGCATCCAACAAGCTCTAGACAAAGAAAGACAGAGACATCAAAAAGAACTCCAAGAGAGGGAAGTAAGAGAGTTGCCGCAGAAGCTCAAATCAACCTTCAATGATTTCGATCAGGTATGCACACAGGAGAACTTAGATTATCTTGATTATCACTATCCAGAAGTTGCTCGTCGCTTTAGAAACTCTCCAGAATCTTTTGAAACATGGTCTGACTTTTATAAGGTCATCAAGAGATTTGTCCCAAATCATGACAGCAAGAAAGACCAGAAACAAATGGAGAAGAACCTAGCTAAACCTCAATCTATGTCTCTTCCAGGAGCCACACAAACAGGAGATCAAGCTCCAGCAAAGAATCTAGATGATAAAAGAAGACAAGAAAATTGGGCCAGGATGCAACGTACACTTAAAGGTGCGAAGTGAGCATAGAAATTAGCGAAGAGGATGAAAGATATCTCCGAACCAATTTTCATCGTTTAATTGATGATCTTACCGAAGGGGAAAGAATCGAATTTCTGCAATGGGCATTAGGAGATGATTATGGTGAACTCACCTTTCCACAAAGTCCAGAGCGTTGGAATAAATTACACGGGAATCTTTTACATATTTATTCAAACGGAAAGATGAGTCAGGATCTTCCAAAAATGATAAAAATATGGAAGGAAGCTTGCAAACAATCCTAATCTAAAATATAACAAAGTCAATTAGGTAGTATACCCGTTCACCTGGGTGCTGATTTAGTCGCTTTCGCAAGCGTCACATAATAAATCTTCACCGCAGGTGATACCATGACCAGTTCTACTGGAATCACAAATATCAATAACATGGCTCCTGAGCTACCTCTTCAGTTTTCTGAAGATCTCTTGAGCACACCAATGTTTAACTTGATCCACTCTTTTGGAGCGGATCTACACTATGCAGAAGCGCATATCGGTAAAACAACCCGTATGTCACGCTTTGAGCGTTTGTCTACCGACGGAGGCCAACTTGATGGGTCTGGTATTGATCCAGCACCAGAAGTTGTTGTTCGTACAGACATTGATGCAACAATGGAAATCTATGCCAAGACAGTTGTCATCAACGAGCAAGTAACTCTCTATGAGAACGACAAAGTCCTTACCAAATTCACTGCTCTACTTGGTCAGTGGCTTCGGGAGAAAGAAGATCTTCTCATGAGAGATCTATATGCCAGCTCTGTCAGCTATATCAATGCTACAGGCGGTATCAATGGACAACAGCCATCAGAGATATCTCGTCAGGATGTGAATAACATCGAGAGGATTCTCCTAGGAAATGATGCAAGGACAATGCTTGAAGTGGTAGAAGCGGAATTGAAGTTTGCGACAAGCCCCACCAGGGATGCCTTCATTTGCCTAGCATCTACTAATATCACTCCAGACCTTCAGAACGTGCAGGGTGTGATTCTTAAAAACGCATATCCATCACAAGAAGGACTAAGACCAGAAGAATATTGCTCGATTTCTAGATTCAGGGTATTTGTATCGTCCAAGGCAGCTTTCATTCCTGGCATATCTAGCCCAGGCGGACAAACTGTTTATACATTGCCTATGTATGGTCTAGAAGCTGCAAAAGTAGAGCAAAACAACTATACAGCGATCTTGGGGTATAGACCTCCTTACGTTGTTTCATCAGTTGCTCAAAACAGTCAGCTATACGCTAAGTTTGGAATAGCTAGAGCTATCACCAACCAAAACTGGGTTTCTGGACTTAACGTAACACAAAGACTATAAGGAGAATTTATATGGCTTTCACCCTAATAACCCAAGGTTCCTTTCTCTCAGCAGGAATTAACGTAAAGATTCCCCTCCCAAGCTCAGTAGATTATTTCAAAACATATAATCTAACTCAGATGCCACTTGCTCCATCTACAGCTGTAGTTGTAATGGGAGAATGGTTTGGCGGGAATTTAATCAATCCAGCTAGCGGACTACGATGGAAAAAATCCACATCTACTAGTGTATTGAACTTAGATACATTTGCTACTTCTACAGCTTCCAATGGATTTACCTATGTAACGGCATCTCCAGTTGTGGAAGCACAGAATTCAAATGCTATCACAAACATCACCGCTGTTAACCCAGCTGTGGTTACTCAAACAAATACCTACAATAACGGGGATATCATCCAGATCTATAATACGACTGGAGATCTTACGATTGGCGGAATGAACTTTCAGATCTCTTCAGTATCTAGTAGTGGATATACTCTTCTTGGACTCGCTAACGTAGCTGGCAACGGCCTTGCAGCGGCTACAGCTGGCTATACAAGACGAGTATCTACTAACTGGTCTGTAGATCCTCAGTTCCTCTTTATCACTAACATCAGCCAGGCTACACAAGCTGTTGTGTCTACTTCTGTAGACCCATCACAGTATTATGTAGTGGGACAGAATATACACTTCAGCGTTCCCTCTTCATTTGGCATGACTCAAATCAATCAAATGACAGGAACTATCGTGGCTGTCAACGCTGTATCTGCTACCGGAAATATTGGTGCGTACAACCTTACGGTTAACATCAACTCCTCAGCGTTTACAGCATTTGCTTTCCCAGCTAGTGCTCTGTCACCAACAGCACAGTTGTTTGCTACACTAGCTCCTCAGGGATCTAGCACACAATACAACCCAATGACCAACACCTATACAGGATATAACTTCACCCTAGCGCCTTTCCATACAGGGCAGTTTACTCCTTATATGCTGGTCTATGGAGGAGCACAATCTCCTGGTGGTGCTTCTGGTGATACAATTTTGTGGCAAGCCTACAAAATGGAAGCAACTTCCTATAGTAACGGAACAACTTCTGTTTAATCGATTCCATTGGATGCCTCTCTTCACCGAGAGGCATTCATTCATCGTACAAAGGAGAAAGTGGTGTCCAGTAATACTTACCTTCCTCCTTCTCCAGTAGTCCCGATGTTTCTTGTGATCTCATCGATCACTAATTCCTATACAGCCGTTGTCACGGTGATCACTCCAAATGCATATATCCCTGGTCAGATAATCTACTTTAGCGTTCCATTTGACTATGGAATGTTTCAGATTAATGGATTGACAGGACAGATAATTGCAGTAGATTCTACTAATCTCATTCTTACGACTAACGTAAATACTACTGAGTTTGATACATTTGTTCTTCCTACAGGAGGAGAGCAACCGGCTACGGTATCTCCTGCTGGAGCGAGAAACATCTATAACACGACCACAGTCCCCTTTCATTCATTGAACGGACAGGTGGGAAATTAGGAGAACATATGTCTTTATCTCACATTAGAGAACCAAACCCAATGAAAACGCCAACAGGACAAGAACATGGATTAGTGAAGGTAGTGGGCAATTCTGTTGTTTTTAACGACTACAAACGATTCAAGGAATCTGACAGAGAAAAGATGAAGAAGATGCACCTTGATGAATGCAAAATGGTCAAGGTGACCTATATCAACACAAAGGGTGCAGATCTCCCTCTAGAACTTATTTATTGTAACTGGGATGGAGATCCTCTTCTCTCTTACAAATTCTTACCCGATCATGAATATGAGATACCAAAGGGTCTTAAAGATATGGTAAACAAAAAGAAGATCAAAAAAAGATCGGGATTAGTAGACAAAAATAACAAAGATCTTATGGTAGATTCTGATGTTCCTGGTGAACATCGATTTGTATCAGTAGGAGAATAAAATGACAGCAGTAGCAGCCGCAAACTCCACAGTCTCTTTCATTCGAACGATGGTACGTGAACTCACAGCATCTCCTGGGGAGAATCAGCTGACTACTGCTTATCTCGATCAAACACTCAACAACTTCTACAACAACGATTTTCCTTATGCCATCAAGCTAGACCAAATGCGAGATGTTTACACCTTCTATACACAGCCTTACATAGATCGCTATCCTCTTGATGTAAATTACAACCAGGGAGTCCGTGGGCCATTTTTCGTTGAAGGTGTTCAAGGGCAGCTTTTCAAGGATAGGAATGAATTTTATAACATGTGGCCAAGATGGCCAACTAAGTTCAATTCCATTCAAGGTGATGGAGTGACTGCCACATTCACCTTCACTATTCCAGGCCCATTTTTAGCCAACAACGTTGCTCTTGGAGGCACAGCCACAGGAGGCAATGCCATTGCAGTATCAGATGATGGGTATGGTAATCTCCAACTTAAAGTGCCAAATCCATTGGTATCTGTCCCAACTCAGACAACCAATCCCCCTGTTCCTGGGATGTACAATATTAATACTCAGAATCCAGGGCTTACGACTTCCATCAATATTGGTACGGTTAACTATGTAACAGGTGTGTTCTCAATCACCTTCCCATCGGGCTATATTCCTGCGACTGCTACGCAGAACTATCCTGACATCACAATATGGGTCTCTCAATACTCTCCTGGGAGGCCCTATTGTATGTTGTCATGGAACAACTATCTGGAGATACGCCCTGTTCCTAAGCTCGTTCATAAGATAGAGGTGGAAACATATCTTACTCCAGTACAGTTCATGCTCTCTACAGACAACCCTATTCTCAATCAATGGTCTCAATATCTTGGTTATGGATGTGCCATAGAGATCCTCCGCAGAAGGCAGGACATAGCTGGTGTTCAGAACCTCATGGAAGGTTTCAAGCGTCAAGAAGCTATGGTCTTGGAAAGACAGTCTACAGAGGAGATTGGACAACGTAATTCCAATCTGTTCAGTGGGTCTATCCCTAATCAAGGATGGAACAATGGGTATCTCCAGGGCTGGTATTGATGACTGCCTATACTCCACTTTATATCCGCGGCAATCAAACAGGGCTAGTTCAGAGTCGAGAAGAATTCATATTGCCAGATGATGCATATCCTGTCTTAGAGAACGCTTATGTATGGAGAGAGAGGATAAAGCGCAAGCAGGGATATGAACTGCTAGGAAGGCTTCAGAGAACCTTTAGCAGCGTTTCTATAGGAGATAGTGGTTCATCAGTTTGGACATTTACCCTTTTTACCACTGTCTCTCCAAATATCACAGAGACCACAGCTCAATTGAATCCTGGAAGCATTGTCATCGTAATGGGAGGAGTGACATTCACTGACAAGGGAAATGGAACTTTAACAAGTCCAACCTCAGGAAACAGCGGCACGATCAATTACCAAACATCTGTCATAGCCCTAACCACAACCGTTTCTAGCGGAACTGCCGCAACAGTGTCTTTCGGATATTTTCCTGGGCTTCCAGTTATGGGACTACGCCAAAGGGATCTGAACTCCACCAACAATCAGTTGACGATTGCCTTCGATACTGTTTATGCCTATATATTCTCATCTGGAGCATGGAGAGAATTTATACCAGGAACGACATGGACAGGTAACGATGATGAGTTTTTTTGGTCTACTAACTACTGGGTAGACAATTCCAATCTGAAACTCTTTTGGGCAACAAACTTTTCTGGAACTGGAGGAGATCCAATCCGTTATACCAATGGAGTAACATGGACTAACTTCGCACCAACAATCGATGCATCTGGAAATCTACTCACTCAAGCTCTCTGTATCCTTCCCTTCAGAGGCCGTCTAGTTGTATTCAATACATTTGAAGGCATGAGTCAAGCTGGATCAGTAAACTATCCTCAAAGAATCAGATGGGCGGCTATCGGAAATCCTCTAACAGCTACAGCATGGAGAGATGATGAAAGAGGGCAGGGAGGCTTTCTAGATATACCCACAAATGAGAGTATCACATCTGTAGGATTCGTGAGGGATAACCTTGTTATTTATTGCTCTCGAAGTACATGGCAACTCCGGTATACAGGGAGATCAATCGCTCCTTTCCAGATTGAAAAAGTTAATTCTGAGCTGGGTGCGGAAGGAACCTTCAGTACGGTACAGTTCGATACATCCTTGGTTGGGATCGGTGATAAGGGGATTGTCGAATGTGATAGTTTCAAGAGTAATCGTATTGATATAAAGATTCCCGATTTGGTTTTCCAATTCAACGATTCCACTGAAGGAATGGAAACAGACAGCGGAACGGAGAGGATTCAAGCGGTTAGAGATTTTGTTAATCGGTTGGCCTACTGGACTTACCCATATCAAGCTGGCACTCCTTATCCTATTATCTATCCTAACAGAAGATTGGTTTACAATTATGAAAATGACTCTTGGGCTATCTTCACTGATTCTCTCACAGCTCTAGGTACATTTATAGCATCTAGTGGAAGGACTTGGCAAAACACTCAAATACCTTGGGATCAGGCTAATTTCCCATGGACAAATAGACAGATATCCACACCAGATATCATTGGTGGAAATCAACAGGGTTTTGTTGAATATCTCGACTCGAAGGTCAGTAATGATGTAAGTCTATTTATAACAGGAATCACTGGAAACACCACCACTCCAACCCAAATCACGAGCCCCAACCACAATCTAGTAGAAGACCAAGTTATCCAGATTTCAGGAATTACAGGCACTACATTTCAGGATCTCAATAACGGAATATTTGGGATATCGATTGTAGATGGCAACAATTTTCTTCTCTATGTCTATGATTCTTCAACTCAGGATTTCACTACGCCCCAGCTAGACGCCTCACAAACTTACAATGGAGGCGGTCAGATAGCGGTTAGAGATGGATTCTATATTCAATCCAAGAAATTCAACTTTCTAGATGACGGAGAGAGTATACAGATGGGCTACATAGACATTCTGATGGATTCGACTCTCTCTGGAGCTATCAGCATGAATGTACTGATGAACTATAACGAAACCGATCCAGTGAATATAAAGCCCCAGAATGAAGATCCAGACACGAGCCAATCAAACACATTCTTCAATTCAATAGTTCCCACTAGCAATCCAAATTCTGATGGTGTTTCTGGGACAAAATACTGGCAGAGAATTTACTGTCCTACCAGAGGGAACTTCATAACGATTGTCTATACACTCTCGTATGCTCAACTTGTAGGAATAGAACAACAATCAGATGTTCAGATTGATGCGCAAATATTATGGAACCGTAAAGCTGGAAGGCTAACCAATAGATAGAGGACAAAATGAGCACATATTTTAGAAATCAACCAGTTGCAACAGATGACTTAGATGTCAGTCAGCCTTTTCTAGTGACTAACACAAATACAGCGGATACGGTGTTTGGGATTGAGCACTATGCATTTTCAAATACTTCAGCAAACCAAGGGCTGCATAACACAATAACCACACCTGCCTATCAAAATCCCATAGGCACTCCATCCGCATCTCCTCCTACAACGGTTGCAAGTCCTATAATGTATTGCTTTCAGGATGCTGCGAATATTGGTGTGCTTCAATATTCTAGAGGGCCAAATAATTCAGTTCCCAGCCCAATTACTACACTGCAATCTCCTTCTTCAGGAATAAGTTTAGCTTTTAATGCTACTACAAATGTTCTTGATTTTACTGGAGTTACAACTTTTGCAGTCTGCATGTTATATGGAATTAAAAATGGAACAACTTCCAGTCCATTTATTGTCACTTTTTCACAAGCAAGCGGAGGAAGTGTAAGTCTTTTAGGCCCTAATAGTGGTATAGCAGCTCAATTCAGTGGCAAAATTCTTCAGATAGTAAATAGTTTTGGAGGAACAGCTAACTTTTGGTGGACGCTCCAATTCTTAAGGATTCAGTAATGGCAAATCAAACCAGTCAAATATTCGAATCTTATGTTCCTGTCTATGATGTTGTTCCAGAGAAATGGGAAGATGCCAGAGAGTTTCTTATAGAGCATCTCAAGAAGATTTCCAATGCGGTTAACATCCGAGAGATAGGATGGTTCTTAGATGAAGAACTTCTCAGCGGCAAGCAATTCATCCCTGGCGTAAACAACAATCAGGCATTCAGGACGATCCTACGAAAAGTCATCACCACTACAGGCATTGTATCTGGGTTAAATACATTCGCTCATGGGGTGACAGTTGATGAGAACTTTACCTTAATTGACCTATGGGCAGCTGCCTCTAATTCATCTAACTTTATTGGAACACCGATAAATGGTACTGGGAATATAGCTGCTTCCAGAGCGGGTTTAGATATAAACTACGACGCAACAAATATATATGTTCTATCCAATGGAACGTATGATAGATGCAACATAATGTTTGAATACATTCAGGAGGTCTAAAATGTCATTCATCACCAATTCATCCCCTTATGGGTCAAACAACATGGGCATACCTCAAAGAGGACAATCTGGGGGATCTTCATTTTATCAAGCACTTTTTGGGAAACCAGAAAGAAACTACCAGCAATCTCTTCTGGGCCAAGAGCAGCAAGCGGGCTATAAGAACCTTCTTCAAGCCGGACAAGGCCCAGGAGCAGGTGGAGCATTTGGTCAGTCAGCAGACTATTATCGTGATCTTTTATCCGACAATAGCCAGACAGCTAATGCTATGTTCGCTCCAGAGCAAAGACGTTTCAGAGAACAGATCATTCCAGACCTAGCGGAACAATTCGCTGGAATGGGGTCTGGCGCCCTATCTAGCAGTGGATTTCGCAATGCTGCTGTCAATGCTGGGACAGACCTATCCGAGAGGTTAGGAGCCATTAGAGCGCAGCTCAGATCGGAAGGGGCTGCTGGTCTTACATACATAGGTCAAAGAGGTCTACAGCAATACAATGAGAATATCCATAGGCCAGAGACATTTGGGCTTATTGGAGGCCTTGCAGAAGGAGCTGGTAAGACTGCTGGAACTATGGCAGGCAATTGGTTGGGAGGCAAATTTTAAATGGCACAGACAATCGAACAGGGAGACATTTTCGGAAGAATAGGGAAGTCCTTTGGTGAAGGGTTCAGTGGTCAATATGAAGACAGCATGAAAAGGAATCAGCTTGCAAATGTTTTTGACAAGATT